AAGAAAATTAAAATTCGATCTTGACATTGAAAACAATGCTTTACTTTGTCCTAACCCTAACGAGTTCTATTCTCGTGCTTATTTAACTGCTGATGTTGCTGACACTTACCGAGCATTGCCGGGTATTAAGTCAAAAACTAAATTGGCTAACGTTGCTTTCGGTTCAATCCTTAAAGCATCAACTTGTAACTTCGAAGCTCCTACGGATACATTGGATGCTATCGAAATCGATGTTTGTGCGTTCAGTGCAATGGCTCAAATTTGTCAATTTGATTTAGAGCAGTCTTTTGTTGCTTTGCAAATGACACAAGGTTCTAACGGCGATTTCACCGTAGCTTCTTTTATGAACTACTATTGGGGTGAAATGGCTAAGCAAATCGAAGAAGATATTGAATTGATTAGATGGCAAGGTGACACTACAAGCGAAAACCCGCTTTTAGCTTTGTGTGATGGTTACTTAGTTAAATTGTGTGCTGATGGTGCTAACTTAGCTTATTCAAATGGTGGTACGGTTGATTCAACTAACGTACTTGCTACATTAAACTCAGTTGTTGGTGGTTTACCTGCTTCAGTTCGATTCAAGAAGTCAGATTTAAGAATCCGTGTTTCTTCTAACGTTGCTGCTGCTTACGAACTTGCTGCTGCTTCAGGTAACACATTGACTTATGTTACTGCTCCTTTAGGAATGACTTACTTAGGAATTAAAGTAATCGTTTGTGAAGGTATGCCTGATAACACAATCGTAGCTTCTTTGAAAGATGATTTAGTTTATGCGTTTGATGCTGAAGGTGATTCTAAAGCGTTAAAAGCAGTTAACTTGACTGATACGGTTGCAGAACCATACATCCGCACTCGTGCAAATGTTAAAGCAGGTTTCTACTATACTAACCCATCTCAAATCGCTGTTTGGTCTGCTTGTTTTGACTAATCAATATAAATAATAACGGGGGTGTAAAAACCCCCTATTTAAATAACTAAAAAAATATATATTTATGTCGTGTGAAGCATTAGAAGGAATTGTAAAGTCGTGTGACAACAATTCGGGAGGCATTTACAAGGTATGGATTAACCAACAAGATAATATTTCAAGCATCGGTCTTGATTCAATTTTAACTTGGACGATTGACACCATAGCTTTGACTGCACCCGCAAATACTTATACTGAATTCGAAATCCGTAGAAACACGGGTTCTTATACTGAAGAAGCAGCTATTGACTTGGTTAATGGTTCTTCTTACTACACTCAAACCATCACTTTAATGTTCCATAGACGTGACCAATCTAAGTCACAAGCTATTAAAGTTCTTGGAGCAGGTCAGCAATACTTGAATGCTATCGTTCAAGATGCTAACGGAAAGTATTGGTACTTCCCTTATTTGCAATTAACGGGAGCTGCTGAAGGTTCAGGAACTGCGAGAGCCGATGGTTCTAAGTATTCCGTAACTTTGACTGCAGAAAACGAATATCTTGCATATGAGGTTACAGAAACTGCGGTTCAATCAGTTATCTAAATCCCTGTTTCTCCATAATAAATTAGCATCCTTCGGGGTGCTTTTTTTTTAAACAAAAAGACGAACTAAATTAATATAGTTGTGATATACATAAATAAAGACGAAGTAAATAATATAGTTTTAACGTTAACTGAAGTAAGCACGTTAACTAATCCTTATTATTTGTTCGTGTTTCAGAACGAAATGAACCCCGAAAGCGCACCCATTTTATTTACTACACCCGACATTTCGGCTTATCCTGAAAGGTTTAATCAATTTCAGTTAGATGAACCCGTTGATGTAGATTTAAACAAAGGTCAGTATTCGTATTCGGTCTATGAATCACTTATCCCACCTATAACAATTCAAGACACTACAGGCGAAGTAATCGAAGAAGGTCGAATGGTTGTTTCGGGTACTATTGTAAATTCAATATACGATTAAATTATGGCTTGGTACGATATATTTAGACAAAGTGAAAAACAAAATATTGAAGTCGTGGAAGGCTATCAAAGTTTTAGCACACCTTTTTATAAGATTGGCGGTGCAAATCTCGCATTACCTTATGTAAATGGACGCTATCAAGTTGCAGGTTACATTCCATTCGGTCAAGATAACCTTTACCCGGAAACATTAAACCAAATGTACTACTCATCCCCATTACACGGAGCGATAGTAGATTACAAAGTGAATGCAGTTATCGGCGGTGGGTTTACTATTCAAACGGAAAAGCTAACAAACGAACAAAAATTAGAACTTTACGCATTCGAAAAGAAGATTAAGTTAAAAAAGGTTGCACCGATCGTTACAAAGCAGTTAGTTATTCATAATAGAGTTTATTTTAAATTGTGTTTTTCTGAACGTGGAAAACTTACGAAAGTAGAAAACCTATCGCCCGAAAAATTAAGACGCTCTAAGGACGGGAAAACCTACTTTATATGCGAAGATTGGGCTTCAAGAATAGATGTTTTTGAAATCACACCTTATCACCCGCTTAGTAATGAGTACGAACAGCTTTATATTTACGAATTACCTTGCATCGGTCAAGATTACTACCCATTACCGCAGTATTCAAGTGCGTTAAACTTTGCTTTTTTAAGTGGTGAACTTAGTTATTTAGCGAAATCAAACATTCAGAACGCTGTATTCCCTTCATTTGCTATGATGTTCCCTAAGCGTCCGCAAAGCGAAGAAGAAAAGAATGTATTAAGACGAACCATTGATAAATTAAAAGGTGCTGAAAACGCAGGAAAAGCGGTTGCGTTCTTTGCTAACTCACCCGAGCAGATGCCAAAGATTGAAAGTTTACCGACTAACTCAAACGATAAACTATTCCAAGAAGCATCAGCGTTAAACACCGAACAGATTTGTTTCGCTCACACGATTGACCCTATATTAATGGGGGTTAGAACTACAGGTGCATTAGGTTCGGGAAGCGACATTAAGCAAGCGTATGTAATCTTCGAAAAGAACGTTGTTAAACCATTACGTGAGATCGTTCAAGATATATTTAACGAATTGTTACATATTGCTAAAGTAAAAGGTGAGTTAGTAATTAATAACTTTCAAATAATTAACGAAACAATTGTTGAAGTTGACGAAGATGCATCGGCTTTAGCTACACGATTAAGTTCGTTGAATCCCGAATTACTTGCAAAAGTGTTAGAAAATATGACTGCGGATGAAATACGTTCTTTAGCATCGTTAAAACCTATTGTTAAACCTGAAACACCAACAGCGTAATGCTTTACTTTATAACTGAAAACTACCTAAAGACAAACACACCTATAACGGCTAACGTAGATGTAACCGATGTAACTCCATATATTGCTACACAAGCACAATTACGCATTATGCCAATATTAGGAACTACGTTTTTTAATTATATGCTAAACGTGTATAATACACAAACGGCTAATCCCGACGAAGAAACGCTTATTAAATTTATTCAACCGATCGTAGCTTGGCGAAGTGCTGAAGATGCAGTTTTCGGTTTAACGTATCAATTAAAGAACAAAGGACTTCAAACGCAAAACGGGGATTTTTCAAGTTCAGTAAGTCAACGTGAGGTAGCTTTTGGAATGGAACACTACGCACAAAAAGCGGCGTTCTTCGAACAACGGTTAATTAAGTATTTGATTAAAAACAAGAATCTTTATCCTGAATTTATTTCTGAAACAAACAAAGACACGGATTTACGACCAATGATTGAATGTCACGGATGCACCGGGTGCTGTCACGGGGATTGTAACTACGAACACGGAAACGGATATAACACACAAATTTTAGTATTATGAGTTTAATACAACAATGGGCGAATAATATCGGAGCAACCGAACCTTTTAAGGGTTCTTGGATGAGTGCAATAGCAAATTCGTATGGTGTAACACCTGCAAACGATAATCTTTTATTAGATATTTCAATAAAATTAAGAGCTGCAAATTTAAACGGCAATCTTTATCAGTCTATTGCTATTAAACTTGCAAATAATCAAGGTGTTCAACCATTAAACGGAAGTTGGTTAGCACGTATTGTTGAATTAACAAGTCAAAGATAAAATGATTGATATTAGCAAAGTTTTAGAAATAATTAAAAAGCAGGGAGCAACGGGAGTTTTGGCGATGTGGTTATGGTATACTCATTCCGATGTTCAAGATTTAAAACACCGACTTTACGACTGCTATGGGAAAAATAATAACACGGCTTCGAAGCCAATTAATGACACTACTCATTTTGCTATTGTACCAAAAGATGAATTAATCGAAATTGAATGAGTTACGATTGGTTAAAAGAAGAAAAAGCACCCCGTGTTTTAGTACAAGCGGTTAAACAACTTGGAGTAACCGAGATTGCAGGTAAAGAACACAACCCCGTTATATTAGGTTGGGCGCGTGAATTAAAATTAGCAAGCGTTTATAATGCTGATGAGATACCTTGGTGCGGTTTGTTTATAGCTTATTGCTGTAAAATGGCAGGGTTAGACGTAGTAGATAAGCCATTGTGGGCTTTATCGTGGAGTAATTGGGGTAATCCTGTAACAGAACCAATGTTAGGTGATATTCTTACGTTTAGACGAAACGGTGGAGGTCACGTTGGAATATATGTTGGCGAAGATTTAACGCACTACCACGTTCTTGGGGGTAATCAAGGAAACGCAGTAAGTGTTTCTCGCATAGCAAAGAGTAGATTATATAAAGCAAGGCGAACAGCTTGGAAGGTTGCACAACCGGTTAACGTAAGAAAAGTGCATTTAGCACCTAAAGGAGTAATAACAACAAATGAACAATAAAATGGCAAAGAAAAAAAAGAATGTAGATGTTGAA